ATGTACAATGGTGAATACCATAATCATAGAGAACATAAAGGTATTCCAGAAGATGCAGTAGATTATGAGATAGGTAGAGTTCAATACAAACCAAATAGATTGGTTATTATGAATGGTGCAATTACTCATAGACATCCAGGCCCTAGTGTAGAATACACAAAAGAAAATGGATTTCCCTTTAGAACTAGTATGGTGGTTCGTGGAGATATAATATCCCTTTGGGATGCATAATATATACTAGTATGAGAACGAAAACAATTTTAATTATGGGACTGCCTGGCAGTGGTAAAACTTACATCTCAAAATGTCTACTTGAACATTTAGATGCAGACCATTTCAATGCAGATGCAGTCCGAGCTCAACACGAGGATTGGGATTTTTCCGAAGAAGGTAGAATGAGACAGGTGCATAGGATGAAAGACCTATGTAGACAATCAGAAAAACCATATGCAATTATGGATTTTGTATGTCCATATACTCAAGGAAGACAAATCTTAAATCCAGATTACATTGTCTTTATGGATACAGTAGAAAAAAGTAGATATAAAGACACTAATAAAGCATTTCAAAGACCACTTAAAAATGAAGTGGACTATCTTGTAGAAGACCAGAATGGTGAACTCCATTCAGAAGTTATTGCAAGAGAAATACTTGCAGAGAATCAAAGGTTTGATGAAAATAAACCTACTACACAAATGTTAGGTAGATATCAACCATTTCATGATGGACATTATGCACTATTCAAAAGATGTTTTGATAAAACAAAACAAGTAGTAATTATGGTTCGTGCAATGGAAAACGATATTAAAAACCCTTTTGATTTTAAAACAGTTAAACAAAATATAAAGATGTATTTACTTGGAGAAGGATTCGAAGAGAATGTACACTATATTATACAGAAAGTACCAAACATTGTCAACATTACCTATGGTAGAGATGTAGGGTACAAAATAGAAGAGGAAAAGTTTGATAAAGATATAGAAAATATTTCTGCGACAGAACTTCGGAGACAACTTGGATTCACACAGTAAGTCTTTAGCAAAAGCATTTTCATGGAGAATAATTGCAACACTTACTACAGGATTAATTGGATTGGGAATAACAGGTTCAGTCAAAGTTGCAAGTGCAATTATGACATTTGACTTTTTACTAAAACTTCTATTATATTATTTACACGAAAGAATATGGAACAATGTCCAATAAAGGAAATGGAAATAAAATTTCAGTGTGTTATAGACACTGATAATAGTTTATTTGAACCAGTTCCAGCAAAGAAAATAAAACCAGAATGGTATAAAAAATTACCCATAAAGGTAGATAGTGGTGGTATGGAAATTTCAACTATTAAGAAATGTCCAGCAATGCAAGATTGGTTATCTATGGGATATCTTATTAGAAATAGACATTCTATTTTAGTTTGGATGGGAGTTGGACAAGATGATGAACCAGTTAGTCTTGCAATACCATTATCGGATAAAGTAAAAGAAAAAGATATTAAAAACATATTTAAAATAAAAGAGCCAGGTCTTGTTGATGACTATGTAACTAAACATGAATTAGGAATTGGAGAACTTACTCACTATGTAAAACATATGAGTATTGGTGGTCATCCAGCAATGCAAACAAAGGGAAGTAGTTGGGATGATAAAATGGCATTTAAGTTTAAAATGGATTTCTTGATTGAGACACCAAAAGGAACTTCTTGTTATTATCTTGACCCATTCTTATTTGATAATCCATATTTTAGAGTATGGCAAGGTATAATGGATACCGATTCTTTTAATCAATTAACAACCAACAACATGTTGATTTTTTATCCTAAAGTTAATCAATCATTTGTAATTGGTAAAGGTACACCTTTAGTTCAAATTGTACCTTTTGTAAGATATCCTTGGCGGATGAATATGGAATATCTTTCAAGAGAAGAGATATTAGAAAAAAGTAAATCAGAATTAGAGGAACTTTCTTTATTACATCAAAGAAAAGATGGTCATGTAGAAAGGGCAACAGAACATGTCTATAGAAAGAAATGGGCATCTAGGAAGGAGTATTCATAATGTTTATACCAATGTTTTCATGGAATGTATTTAGAGTAAATCTTATTGAAGCAGGTTTATTGTCAGAACGACAAATCCATGCAATGCAAAGAGAATGTTATACCATGAGAAAGAATGACCCAGTGGGTAGGGCTCGTTCTAATAATGGTAGTGGTTGGCAATCTAATGATGGTGTAAATGAAAGACCTATATTCCAATGTTTGTTAAATGGAGTAGAGACAGTATTTGATAATGAAGTGTTTCCATTCTATGTCGGTGACCAGAGTAATGATTGTAAACTACATCATGGTAATTATTGGGTAAACATAAACTACCAACATTCATATAATAATGTACATACACATCCTGGCTGTTGGTATAGTGGTGTGTTTTATCTAAAAGTACCAGAAGAAACTAGGGGTTCTGGTGCATTACAGTTTTTAAGTGGTCAGGCAAAACATATGTCAGACTTTACACATTGTTCAAAAAGAGATGCAGATAATTTTGTTGTAGACCCTAAAGAAGGTGATTTACTTTTATTCCCATCTGCAATGTTACATTATGTAGAACCTAATGAAGTAGACTTTGATAGAATATCAATTGCATTTAATCATGAGTTTCAATACAAGAATGAAGGTAGATTAAACAGTATGCCACATGTACAACCCTCTTTTAACGATGTTATAGGATTGGGTGTATGCCCAAAAACTGGAAACCTAATATTTCCTAAATAGATAGTATACTTTCGAGGAAACAAACATGGGCAGTGAATCAACAGAGATGATGCATTTAATCTGGAACTTTTTACTTACAGCTGGTGCAGCTGGAGTTGGTTGGTGGGTTATTAACCAAGCAAATGAATTAAAAAGAATAGAAATACTACTTAATAGAACAAGAGAAGAAGTAGCACGAGACTATATCCAGAAAGATGACCTAGAAAGAGCAATGAAACCATTAATAGAGTCTATTGAAAAAATTGATGGTAAATTAGATGATTTCCTACTTTCAAATCAGAAATAACATAAATAACCTATAGAAGAAAAGAAATTTCTAATAGGATTATGTTATGGCAGCTCCAAACAGCAAAGCAACACTTAAAGAATATGCATTAAGACAACTGGGTAAACCAGTATTAGATATCAATGTGGATGATGACCAAATTGATGATATCATCGATGATGCATTACAATATTTTGCAGAGTATCATTACGATGGTACTATTCGTACATATTTAAAACATCAAATTAATGATAACGACCTTGCAAACCAAAAAGGTAATGCAAGTATGTCTCAATCATCTACTGGTTCGCACATATCAACAAATATGACATATAAAGAAGGACAAGGATATATTGTTCTTCCAGAATCAGTATACTCAGTACTTAGAGTATTTCCATTCGTAGATAAATCTGGTCTAAACATGTTTGACTTGAGATATCAGTTAAGGTTAAATGACCTATACGACATCTCTTCTACATCTATCATACAATATGAAATGGTGCAAAACCACATTCAGTTGTTGGATGAATTGTTAATAGGACAAGTCCCAATACGATTCAACAAAGCACAAAACAGATTATACCTAGATATGGACTGGTCAAATGCAGTTACATCTGGTGAATACATTGTTATCGATTGTTATAGAAAAATAGACCCAACTCAGTTTACAGATGTATATAATGATGTTTGGTTGAAGAAATATGTTACTGCATTGATTAAAAAACAATGGGGTCAGAACTTATCTAAGTTCGAAGGGGTTCAGTTGCCAGGCGGAGTAACCTTACAGGGTAGACAAATCCTTGAGGATGCAAATACAGAAATTGAAAAGTTAGAGGAACAAAGTAATTTATTACAGACTGAATCTGCTATAATGATGGGGTAATCAATGCCTACTAATGTTTATTTTAACCATGCAGTTCAATCAGAACAAAATTTGCATGAAGACTTGGTTGTAGAATCACTTAGATTCTATGGACACGAGTGCTATTACCTTCCACGAACAGTTGTGGATGAGGATGAAATCTTTGGTGAAGATACATCATCTAAGTTTGGTGATGCATACATGGTTGAAATGTATATCGAAAACACCGAAGGATTTGAGGGAGAAGGAGACTTACTTTCTAAATTTGGTGTAGAGGTTAGAGACCAAGCAACATTCGTTTTATCAAGAAGAACATGGGATAGATTTATTTCTCTAGATTCAAACCTTGTAACACAAACAAGACCACAAGAAGGAGATTTAATTTACTTCCCTCTTGGAAACCAGACATTTGAAATTAGATTTGTAGAACACGAGAACCCATTCTACCAGTTGGGTAAACTTAATGTGTTTAAACTACAAGTTGAGACATTCGAGTATTCACATGAAGAAATTGATGTTGGTATTGCAGAACTCGATAATGTTGAAGACCAGTTCTCATATCAAGTACAAATGACACTTGGTGCTGGTTCTGGAGACTATCAAGTTGGTGAGGTGGTCACACAAACAGTTAATACAGGTAAGACTGTATCTGGTAATGTGGTATCTTATTCATCAGTTGGTTCAAGTCAGAAAATACTTAAAGTTAATAACATCACATTCAATGATACTGCAACACCAGCTACGAACACTATGTTTGTACTATCATCAAATGCAAATGCTGGTAATATAGTTGGTGCAACAAGTAATGCAAATAGAGCCGTGACAGTTGCACCAGACATGTATGCAATGCCTAATGACCCACTTGCAGATAATAAAGACTTTGAAACTGCTGGAGACAACATAGTAGACTTCACAGAAAGTAATCCATTTGGAACACTATAAATATTTAAAATGAATGAGTTAAACAGAATAAGAGAAAAGAACAAAGAGTTCATCAAAGAAGGTATGGGTATGAAATCTTTTGAGAAACAATATCACACATATCAGAGAGACAACAGAAAAGCAGAAGTTTGGAAAGACTCTAATGATAACTGGGGTTGTAGATTTTGGGAAAATAAAGTTTGGTCTAAAGATGAAGTATACAAAGGTAAAAGTGAATCATATGCAGAATGTGCTGCAGAAAACTATGTAGAAGGAATCAAGGATGTTAGGTAAAACACATTTCTATCATGAAGCAATCAAAAGGGCAGTATCAGTCTTTGGTACTATGTTCAATGAGATTGACATTCAGAGAGATAATAAAGATGGAACTACAGCACAGAATGTAAGAGTTCCATTATCCTATGGGCCTAAACAAAAGTTTATTGCAAGATTAGACCAAGCAGGTGATATCATGGACAATAATAGTTC